TTCGGCAATGCGATTGTCCGGTGCTGGCGTGTCTGCTGGGATAAGGGCGAGGATTGTGTCGGTCATGCCCCCGCCTCCCATGCTGCTAGTGCGGAGTAAATCTGACGCGCCTCGCTGGCGGTCAGCGTGACCGCCAGCTGCCGCTGGTCAGGGCTGTGCAGCTTGGCCGAGATGATGCGCGACAGGCGCGGCTGGATCGGCCCAACGGATGGCAGGGTGTCGATGGTATTGCTGCTGGCGAGTGCCTGCGCGATGCGGTGGCTCATACCTATGATCATAATCCTGCTCCGTACCCGATGATCAGCACCCCGAAGAGGATGCCGAAGATTGCGATGACTGCGATGGTGTCCGATATGAGGTCTCTCATTCGAAGATCTCCAGCCTGACCATCGTCTCGTAGCCCTCTGGCTTGCCCTCGTATACGACGGCGTCGATCATCAGGTATTTTTTGAAGGCGACTAGGGCGGCTGCCATTGGCACGATGGCTATAGCGCGGTCAACGAATGTCGCCAGCTTGGTGTCGGCGACGGTGCCGTGCGCGGACACGCGGATGATGACGATCCACTTGGTGCTGGTCTTGCGGATGACGAGGGTTTTTACGATAGCCATGCTGGGCTCCTGAGCTTGGGTTGGTGGGTGGACCAATCAGGGACTGACTGGTCCAGAGAATTATGCAATGCGTACTGTGACGACTTCGATGGTGGTGACCGCGCGGCGTGCTGCTGCACCTTCGTTGAGGTGGGCGATGACAGCTGCAGCGTTTGCGAAGCCGCGATCCTTTGCCAGACGCGACCAGTGGCGGGTCAGCTTGGCGGCCTTTGCCGAGATAGGTGTAGGCAGCATGGCTGTCGCTGCTTTATGCGCCAGCGCTGGGTTGCTGCTGAAGCCTTTCTCCTCGATGCGGCCGTCGCGGATGACAGCCCATGCATGGGTGTAGACGCGGGTGGAGTTCTTGATCTCTACGGCCTTGATCGAGAAGTCTGCGATGTAGTGGGTCATGGTCATCTCCGGTGGTTGGTGGTTGGTTCGTCGTTCAGTAGATATAAGCGCTTATGTAGGGGGCGTCAACCCCCTTTGATTAATCTGTGTAGATCATGCGCTGCAGCAGGGCGTTCTTTCCGAAGATCGAGACCGGCAGCCCGTCGTGCTTGGCATGGCGGACTGCTGCTGTCTTCAGGTAATAGTAAGCAGCTGCGCCGATCTGGTTGCCGTCGGCGTCACGGGACTGAGCGACCCAGCCGTTCTTGCGGTCGCTGTAGAAAACATGGCTGTGGGTTGGTGCGTTGGTCATAGTCATCTCCGGTGGTTGGTTGCTTCGTTCAGTAGAGATAGTCGCTTATGTGTTGGGGGTGTCAACCCCCCTGCCGACCATCGATCCAAAAATCGATCCAGTCCTTCGCTTGGCGCAGCGTGTTCATGCTGTCGTGGGCCTCATCTTCGTTCGGGGCTGTGACGTTCCAGAATTTGCAGTCGCTATCCCACTGCTCCATGTTCTCGATGTTGTAGCCACGATACTCATACTCGCCGATGCGGATCTTTTTGGCTGGGTGGGGCATGGTCATCTCCGGTGGTTGGTGGTTGCTTCGTCCTTACTAATATAAGCGCTTATCAAATGGCGTCAATCCCCTTGAAGAAAAAACTTTTCTGGGTATGCTTGGGGCTCGCCGTCGTGCTAAGAAAAAAGGGCGGCCACCGAAGTGACCGCCCAAATGCACCAACCACGGAGCATAGATCCGAAACCACGAAAGAGGAGTATATGAAACCTCAACCCTGACGTCGTCATGCGAACGGACCTTGTGACACTATATGTGCGCGTGCCAAGGTTCGTCAACACCAAATGCGCCACATATAGCTGGGACCAACTATGAACGAACTTGTCAAACAAGCAGAAGACCTGCTCGCCTATGAACCACCCTTTGTCCTGATCCCTGTGAAGCTGTCCGTCGGAGACGACGGCAGGTTAAACAAGATCCCCGTGATGAAGTGGTCAGAGAAACCCATCCCCGAAAAAGATCTGCTCAAGAAGCTCACCGGCAAGACCGTCAATGGTCTGGCCTTCGACCTGCGCCGGTCGGGCCTCGTCGTCATCGATGTCGACGCCTACAAAGAGGCGTGCAACTGGTACGAATGGGTCGAGGAGAACGGGGTCGAGTGCCCAGCCACATGGAAGGTCCGCAGCGGATCTGGCGGCGTGCACTATATATTTGCCAACCCTGACGGCATCCAGCTGCGCGGCCATATCGCAGGTGTCGTGGGCGTTGACATCAAGAGCGCGGGCATCGAGATCATTCCCCCGTCGATGTGCGGCGACCGAGAGTACATCTGGATGGTCGGACCAGACGATATGGAGGAGGGACCGGCACCGATCCCGCAGTGGCTGATCGATGAATGCGCCAAGGGCGAGGATGAGGGCAGCACCCAGCAGAAGGTTGCGGTGGCGCTGTCGATGCGCGAGCCAGAGCAGAACATCGACGTCCTGTCAAAGCTGCTCGCGGTCAAGAACTCAGGCGTCGATTATTCGCAGTGGCTGTCGATCCTGATGGGCCTGCACTTCGAGTTCCACGACACCGCGTTCGAGGATGAGGCGCTTAACTATTTGCTGGCATGGACGCGGACCCGCGTCGAGGGATGCAACGACGACGACATCGCAGCTGCAGTCAAGACGTGGAAAGCGCTGCCCCGCATGGGCGAGATCACGGCACCATTCGTGACCGTTGCCAGCGTCTACCACTTCATCAAGTCGGCGGAGAAGCTGCCGATGCCAGAGGAGAAGGTGACCGAGCTGGAGCAGGCCATCGAGGCAGTGGAGAAACCAGCTGCAAAAGGGCTCCAGCGCCCTGAGCGGTTCAGCCCCACAGCAGTGCGCCCTCGGCCTTGGGTGCTCGGCACTGACCTGATCAAGGGCGAGGTCTCGGCGCTGTTCGCAGCCGGTGGCTCTGGCAAGTCCAGTCTCGTCATCCTGCAGGCGCTGTCCATTGCCACAGGTCGCGACCTGATGGGCTGCAAGGTCTACGGCAAGCGCACGGTCTGGCTGTGGAACGGCGAGGACGGTGCCGAGGAGCTGGCGCGCAGGGTTTACGCCGCTATGCAGCACTATGGCATCACCGAGGAGGATCTTGGCGGCCGCCTGATCATCCAGACCGGAGACAGCATGCCGATCAACATCGCATACGAGACACCGGCGCAGGATCGGCAGCGAGGCAGGGACGTCCAGAAGGTCACCATCGACAGCCAGATGATCGACTGGATCGTGGACACCGCCAACGCAATGGAGGTCGAGGTCGTGATGTTCGACCCCTTCATCAACACCCACCAGCTGAACGAGAACGACAACGTCCACGTCAACATCGTGATGCAGGCGTTCAAGAAGATTGCACGCGACGGCGATCTGGCTGTGCAGCTGGTGCATCACGTCGCCAAGGGCACGCTCAACGGCAAGGATGACGGCGGCAGTGCAGACGCAGCGCGCGGCGCCACGTCGTTCATTAACGCCAGTCGCGTGGGTATGGCGCTGCAGCAGATGTCGAGGGCCGAGGCCACACTGGCCGAGGTCAAGAACGAGACGGACTACGTCAAGCTGATCGACAGCAAGGCCAACCTCGCGGCTCGCCGGTCGCAGGCAGACGTGCGGTGGTTCAAGAAGGTGAGCGTGCCCATCGGAAACGGCACCGCGCTATACCCAGACGGCGACGAGGTCGCTGTGATGGAGAGGTTCACGATGACGGTGCCTATGCGCATGAAGCGGCTGGGCCAGATGCTCATCGTGCTTGAGACGCTGGCAGACGAGATCCGCAAGAACGACAGCGCCGATGAGGAGGAGGTCGGCTTCGTCTTCAAGAACATTGCCAACGGCTTCTGGGCGGGCTGGAAGGTCGCAGAGGTGCTGGACCTGCCGATAGGTGAGCAAGGCAGAGAAGATGGCCGCAGCGATGCAGAGAATACCAATCGCGAGCTGATCATGCACCTACTCAGCGAGTGCGTCTCGGCAGGCTACCTCAAGAACACCGACAAGCGGATGAAGGCAAACGACGGCAAGTTCGCACCCGTCTACACCGTCGAGGATGACGCGTTTTCGGTCATCAAAACACTGATGAAATCATAAGCGCTTTACGGCAGTTTTCTCCGGCAGTTTAAAACTGCGGGAGAAAACTGCCGACGACCCTACCTACAAGCTGTTGATAGCAAACGATAATCTTTTCCGCAGTGTTTAGTTTAGCAGTTTCCTACGCAGCAGTTAAAACTGTCTAACATACTGATAACCAACAACAAATATCAGTTTAGCGGTTTTTGGAGTGGGGGTATATAAATATAACCTTGCGGCACCCAAAGTGCCCGCAAGGTATTGGATGAGAGTGTTGCGCCGCCGACATCGAAAGTGTAGGCTCGCAGAACCAACCACAAACCAAGGAGCTTGAGAGATGACCACCCTATCAGTTGAACAGGATCGAATGCTCGAACTGTTATTGAGGAAGAGGAACGGCTTGTCGTTCGGAGGCTATGCTGGCACGGGGAAGACCACTGTGCTTGCCGAGCTTGCACGCAGAGACAGGACCGTGATCTTCGCGGCACCCACGAACAAGGCAGCGGCAGTGTTGAGGTCGAAGATGCCGAAGGGCACAGATGTCCGCACTTTCCACGCTCTCACCCAGATGCCCATGCTCGATGAGAAGGGCATGCTCATCGGGTTCAACTCGTCCAACGAGCCGCTGGAGGAGGGCACGCACGTCGTCGTGGATGAGGCAAGCATGATTGGCGAGAAGACATGGCGCATCGCTGCGCGTGCGCTGGAGCATGCGACCGTGAACCTCGTCGGCGATCCTGCGCAGCTGCCGCCGGTGAACGACGACCCGATCTTCAAGATGGCAGACCTGACCATGATCCTGCGCGAGGTTCACCGGCAGGCGAACCAAAGCCCAGTGCTTGAGCTGGCCACGCGGGTCAGGGAGCAGAACAAGTTCGAGGACGTCTGGCTGGATGAGCTTGGCATCGACAGGATCGGCGCTCTCGCCCTCAAGAGGTCGCCTGAGAGGATGGAGGAGATCTGGCAGGGCTGCGCACAGTTTTTGTGCTTCACCAACCTCACACGTCGCAACATGAACAGGGCTGTCCGCACGTCGATGGGCAACCCAAGTCCTGAGCCAGACATCGATGACATGCTGACCTTCTACATGAGAGAGAACACAGATGGTGTGCCGCGATGGAACAACGGATCGACAGCCCGCGTCATGGACGTGATCGAGAGCCTGAACGGAGCGCACAACATCGCTGTCGAGCTGGACGGCGGTGGTGGTGGCTTTGGCCATGACGAGATCACCGTCTATGAGGGCATCCTCGACGCCGAAAGCCCACAGAACGCTGTCTATGATTTGCCTGACCACCTGCGCGGTGCATTCGCATGCGCCAGCTATTCGTATGGACTGACAGTCCACAAGGCGCAGGGGTCTGAGTGGGACAAGGTCTATCTGCAGGGCAATAACAAACCGAGAGGGCTGGACGGCATCCGCTGGCTGTACACCGGCATAACAAGGGCAGCCAACGAGCTGGTGTGGGTCGAATGAATATGTCACCGAAATCAGAAGCCTCAGCATACCGGATCTGGGCACACTGCCGTAGCGTCGGTTGGGATATCACGACCTCGGACTGTGCGCGCGAGCTGAACATGAAGCACCGCAGCGTCATAGTGATCTCTCATCTGAAGGGCTGGGGCAGTAGGTTCAGGACGATGACGATGGACAACCAAGGCCTATTTCCTCTCCGCACTGGCGGTAGGATTGATGCGCCGAGCAGGATGAGCGCTGAGCAGGCGCAGGAGGAGCTGGGATGATCACCATCGGGGTCGACTGCGGGCAGACAGGCGGCGTCGTCGTCATCGAGGACGGCCGGTTCATGGCTGGCACCCGCATGCCAATCATCACCAGAGGCAAGTGGAAACATGTGGACGCTGCATACCTGTGCCAGTGGCTGGATGTGGAGCTGGCAGCAGCCACCTTCGTGATCGAGAGCGTTCACTCGATGCCTGCTCAGGGCGTCGCCAGTTCGTTCGCCTTCGGGCGGGTCACTGGCGGCGTTGAGGCGTGGGCCATGAGCTATGGCAGGCCGGTCGAGTGGGTCACGCCAGTTGTGTGGAAGAAGGCGATGGGCCTGTCATCTGACAAGCAGGCCAGCCTCGATGCATGCAAGCGGCACTTCGGCAGCTGCAGCCTGTGGGAGGTCAAGGCCAACGACGGCATTGCCGAAGCGGCCCTCATCGCGCTATGGTGGCAGAGGCAATATGTTTAATGGGGGAAATATAGCGTGGGTGTGAGCAGGCAACCAAAGGAGCAGTACCAGCCGCGAGGCGAGGGTGGCAGGCTCAAGAAGGGTGCTGTGCTGAACCCAAAGGGGCGGCCCAAGGGTTCACTCAACTCGATGACCAAGGACATGACAGCGATGGTGACGCAGGCGATGTCGCTGGCTGGCCAGAGCGCCAAGGATCTGGTCAACTCCGAGGGCGCTCTGGTTTTCCCAGAGCTGGGGGGCGTCGATGCTGGCACGGCATACCTGTACCAGCAGGCGAGGCTGAACCCAGCGCTGTTCATGCCTCTGGTCAAGCAGCTGATGCCCACCAAGATCGATGTGGATCTGCAGATCATGGGCGGTGAGCTGCTCGAACTGATGACACAACGCCGAGACCAGCTCGCAGCAATGCGGGACATCACACAGGAGGACGATGACGATGACAGGTAGACCAGAAGACGACGGCCCAACCGACAGCCAGATCGAGGACGACATGATCGAGCGCGACATCCAGTGGCAGGAGGAGCGCGTAGCTGAGGATGATGACCAGTTGCAGGGGGCGCAGTATTACTCCGACCTCACATATGCAGAGGGATTGCAGCGATGACGCATAAGGGCCACAGGTGGGTCGCACCACCGGCAGGGCAGGGCGGCCAGTTCGAGAAGCTCTGCGCAGCCTGCGGTGGACGTCGCAGCGTAATGGGTGACGGCGAGTGCAGCGGCACCGGCCGAGATGTGACGCTGGAGACAAAGCACGACTATGACCCATATGCTGACTGACCCACGCATGGCCCAGCGTCTGCTGGTCGAGCAGATCTCGGCGTTCTACGACGATCCGCTGGGCCATGTGCTGTTCAGCTATCCGTGGGGCACTGGGCAGCTGCAGGGCCGTGATGGCCCACAGGAATGGCAGCGCGAGATGCTCACCGACATCGGCGAGGCTGTCCGCAAGAACGGGTTCGACGGCATCCACGCTGTCGAGGCGCTGCGCTACAGCACAGCCAGCGGCCACGGCATCGGCAAGTCTGCCATCGTGGCGTGGATCATCCGGTGGATCATGGACACGCGGCCATTTGCCAAGGGCGTGGTCACCGCCAACACAGGGCCGCAGCTGCAGACCAAGACGTGGGCAGAGCTGGCCAAGTGGCACCACATGGGCATCACCAAGTACTGGTGGGAGATCACCAGCGGCAAGGGGTCGATGAGCTATTACCACAAGGAACACCGCGAGCAGTGGCGCTGTGATGCGCAGACCAGCCGCGAGGAGAATAGCGAGGCGTTCGCTGGCCTGCACAGCGCCAACAGCACGCCGTTCTACATCTTCGATGAGGCGTCAGGCATCCCCGACAAGATCTACGAGGTGCGCGAGGGCGGCCTGACCGATGGCGAGCCCATGACGTTCGACTTCGGCAACCCGACGCGTAACAGCGGCCGCTTCTTCGAGAACATGGAGGGCAAGTTCCGCCATCGCTTCAACCGCAGGCGCATCGACAGCCGCGACGTCGAGCAGACCAACAAGGAGCTGTTCAAGAAGTGGGCCGAGGACTACGGCGAGAACAGCGACTTCTTCAAGGTTCGTGTGCGCGGCCTGTTCCCAGACAGCGGCAGCCTGCAGCTGATACCGATGAACCTGTACGATGAGAACATCGGCCGCGACGTCTACGTCGGGCCGACAGATCCACTGATCATGGGCGTTGATGTCGCACGGTTCGGCGATGACCGCAGCGTCATCTGGCTCAGGCAGGGCCGAGACGCAGAGAGCCAGAACGACTGGCCGCGCCAGATCTTCAACCAGATGGACACGATGCAGTTCGCTGCACGCATCGCCGAGATCGCGAACGAGAAGCGACCAGACGCGATCTTCATCGATGGCGGCGGCGTCGGTGGCGGCGTGGTCGACCGGTGCAGGCAGATGGGGCTGGAGATCATCGAGGTGAACTTCGGAGGCAAGGCGACGCAGGCCGGTATGGGCAACATGCGCAGCCAGATGTGGTACAACCTCAAAGAGGCGCTGAAGCAGGGCGTGCGGCTGCCAGAGATGGACGAGCTGCGCACAGATCTGACGGCGCTGGAGTATGGCTACAACATGCGCAACGACCTGATGCTGGAGAGCAAGGCCGACGCGAAGAAGAGGGGCTTGGCATCGCCTGACCTCGCCGACGCCCTTGCCTTGACATATGCGCTGCCCGTATACCCGAATAGAGCTGGCCTCGACGGCCTGCAATACGCCCATGAGATCACAGACTACGACCCCTACAAGGAGATGTGATATGCCAAAGCAGACCATCGTCGCCACGCGCTCGCTGACCGGCACAGCACCAAAGCGCAAGGTGTTCACACGCGAGGAGACCATGAATGCACGAGCTAAAGAGGCCAAGCCTAAAGGCCCGCAAGATGATGTCAGCAATGTCAGCCCTACACCCCGCAATCGGTGACCGGCCAATCGACCAGCTCGACAAGGTTTACACCCGTCTGATGCTTGGGGATCGGCACGTTGATGCGAAGCCAAAGCGCACGACATCGAAGGCCACAGCTCCTCGCGTCAGCCGCCAGCTGCAGCGCCAGATCGACCGACTTCGTGCCAAGCAGGCACTGCTCAAGGCCCGTGTAGACGAAGCACGCAAGATGAGGTAGAGTTCGGGCATGAAAGCACTAGTGGTATTCACCAACGAGAACGCGCATTGGCTGGGCAGGTTTCTGCGACCAGCCTATCCGCATGTGTACTGCGTACTGCCCACCGCCGATGGCTGCAGCACTGAGATCAACTTGGGCGCCAAGGGCATCCAGACATTCACCTACGCTGGCAACCCAGCCGAGCTGGCGGTGCATTACAGAAACCTACCCAACACATCGCACGTCGAGCTGGTCGAGTACGACCCAATCGACAGGCACCTGTTGCCCATGTCCCTGAACAACTGCGTCGGCCTGACCAAGCAGCTGCTTGGCATCCGGTCGTGGGGCGTAACCCCGTATCAGCTTCATCGATACATCAAACCGAAAGGACAGCGCATGCGCATCAACCTCACCCTCGCAGGCGGCGGAGGGGGCAGCGTCAGCGCCCTCGGCAACTTTCTCAAGAAGCCCTTGGTCGCTCCTCCTCCCCCAACCAGCCCATCCGTAGCCCCACCATCCCCAGTTCAATCAACGCCGAGGCAAGGCAGTAGGCGCATGGGGGCAGAGAACATCCGCAACACATACGGCGGGCGCGGTGCAGGCATCGCGGCAAGCACAGCACAAGCCCTCAAGTCCTTGATGGGGCAGTAACATGGTAGACACAGCAGACGACTTCTGGCTGGCTGAAGCGGTTAGCCGATTTACAGCAGACTATGCCAGCCTGATCGGCGACCGCAGGGTCGACCTGATCGGTAAACAGAAGGCGCTGCTGAATTTCGGGCGCAACGTCGACATGTCCAATGGTGTGATCGAAACCATCTGGGACATAGGCATCGCAAACGAGACCTACGTCGCCAGCAACCTTATCGACAGCATCAGCTCGTCCAGCGCCAGCGACACGATCACCGTCCGCGTCGATGGGCACTACTACGGCGCTGATGGTAACTTGCACTTCGTCATTCTGAATGCCACGTTAACCGGCCAGACCCCTGTGACCACCACCAGCGTGGTGTCGGATTTATACGGGGAATACAGCGGCGCACTAGCGCGGGTCACCAGATTGGCCAACCTATCTTCCGTGCTGCTGGTGGGCGACGTGTACGTTTACCAGTCCACCCAGACCGTGACAGCCGGTGTGCCGCAGGATCTGACCAAGGTCCACGCAAAGATACGAGGCACCGCAGGGCTGCAGCAGACAAACAAGGCCGCGACCACCACAAGCAACGAAGACTTTTACATCATCACCGCAACGCGTGGCGGTGTTGCCAAGGCGCAGGCATCCTTCGTGGACTTCACACTGGAGGTCAGAGAG